GTACCGACTAGGCACCTGGACCTAATCGTAATAATAAATCATTTCTTTTAGATCTCAGGTGTAACCTGATGACCCTACTAAGGCGAAGAATAAACTTGCCCGTTGCGGGTCCTAACTGTCGTTAGCCTTGGCCGATCCAAGGATTTGTTGGGGTCCAACTAAAATGTGTCATCAGCACTTGGGCTGCTGTAAACATACAAGGTTGGCACGCAGGAGAAAAATATTGGTTGAAAGTCCACCCCTCCTGCAAGGTAAACTGTAAGGGCGGGCCACCCCTCATCAGCTGTGGTGGTGCTCATCCCTGAGCGCATTGTGGCCACCACCTTGACACTCTGAGCCTCTGATTCCCCATCCACTGTGTCGCGGCGCTTGCAATAAGCGGGGCGGAATTTCCACTTCGAATACTGAGGCGTCACCACCGACAGGCCACTCTGGGTATTGGCATTTGTGATGGCCATGCCCCTATGACCTTGAGTATCACGCGTGGTGGAGAACGTGGTTGTGACCCCCACCCGCGCAAGCGAGGAGGGTTGCAAGGTGCTCACAAAGTTGGAGTACCGATTGATGGCCTGACGCGGGGCCACATCAAGGATGTGTGTTCTGGGATCGATCTCAGCCTTGAGCTCGTCCACCAATTGCCCTCCATTGGCAACCACATTGTAGTGGTGGACGATAGACCCTCGATAACCAACAAAACAGTTCGTCACCCAACCAAGGGGATGGTTTGGCGAAAACTGAAATTGAAACTTTGAAGCTGTGATCAACCCTGTCGCATAATTGACTGCCTGTGTTGAAAAACCATACTCAACCGGAAAACGTGGCACATAATTCACGTGGGTGTATAGCGCGCTGGTCCGGAACGTGTTGGCCGCCGACAGTGGGTTTCCCAGAAACTGGCGATGGTGATACGATGCACGATGCAACAGTGGTCGCAAACTCGGCACAGTCTCACCCACCGTGACTGAGTTGGTGCTTGCGTCACGGACACCTCCAGACCCAGGCACAATATCCTGCTCTTCCAAGCTCTGGACTGTGAGGAAGGACCACAATGGAAGCTCATTCGGCACCGAGAACTCGAGATCCTTCCCGCCTTCAGAGAATGCCAAGACATCAATCTGCTGGAGGGAGGAGGGCCCTGTCAACTCATTGAGCACCGTGAGTCGGATGTACCCATTGTACCGTGTTGGCTGTAGTGTGGGCACTCCAGCTGTGGTGACAATGATACTGTTTCCATCTCCATCAGTAGACAACCATGGGGCACCTGATTTGTATGGCACCGTGAAGGTAACCTCACTTTCCACCTGTAAATCCACAATACGCGTCAACGTGGTTGTCTCGGCGTCCGCATTGGGCACACCTTGGGGGTCCCAGGAAATCTGGATCCGTCCTGTGTGGTAACGAGACTTCACAAAGTGAAATTTGTAGGTCATGGACCCTCTCCACTGTTCAAACATCGTCGCGACATGACACGCTGGAGTGGCATTAACCAGTGTTTGCCCAGTTCCTGCGTTGACGGAGAATGTCCGAGGTGTGACTGGAATCACCATGATCTGGGTGCCTGGGGCATACGCTTCAGTCCACAGCGAACCAGCAATCCAACTCTCGCGCCCACAAAAGTTGGTGATGACGAGGTCATCTCCGCCTGTGTCCCCTGCCACACGCGTGTCAATAGTCACCTCGTTCTTAGGATCCACTGAGAGTTTATCACTCGGAACACTGGTGTCCACACTTGAAAACGCGTGGAAAGATTTCGGCATGTACGGCATCACATCTGAAACCACCGGTGGGTTACTGTAACCAAACATGCGTGCCACGCTACTGATGGCCGAGGCCCCCACTTCGGTGGCCCGGGCCAACCCACCAATAATGGGCGCATCCGATAACTTGGACGCCACGGAAGCAACCGCGGAAGCTGGTCCACTGATTGGTCCCGGATCTGAATACTCGTCGGCTTGCATTACGAGTCCAGAGGTCAGTCCTGCCAATTCGACATCAGTGGCCCAAGCATAACACGTGATCGTGACATTTTGACCCGTGGTACCATTGGCGCTCCGGAGATTCGAGTAATTGATGTAGGACACACGCCCCATTTCATCAAATTCGCTCAGATCCTCCAAGTTCAACCAAGCCCTAGGCCACAGGAACGGAAGGTCCATCTCAAATGTGGTCATTTCAGCCGGGTACATCATCTTACCGGGAAATTGGGAAAATTTTACCTGATCGCCCACCGTCTCAACAATGTCACGCAGACCACCATCAAGCGGGCAATACGCTGCTCTCACCGCACCGTAGTAGAACGGTGAAGCGTTCACCACAAACTTCAGATGCAACTTCGCTCTCAATCGCGCAAAATTGGTCAACTTGTTCCGAATGGGTGGATGGTTGAAAAACAGCGACCATGGTAAGAATTGGTTCAACAAGGTCGGTGTCGCACCTTCGGCCCATGAAAAGCTGTTGATGACTACGGGCCGACTGAGGTAAGAACCAAGATGGGCTATCTCATCCCCATCCGGACGATAAGTGACCATGGGCGTTCCCATCGACCCACTATCACCGGCATCGGCAAACATCAGGTTCTCATGTGTGGACATCTGGACGACACCATCCTCCAGTTCCTCGGATTGTGGCACCAAAGATGCCAAGTTGGGCAGATTTACGAGCTCTCCCTGGCTCATTGTTGTTGTGTTGTTAGTAGGTGCCTTTCTTTGGACTATCTCACACCCGTCTGATCGCCCGCAATCCTCATGATTTGGAGCACCGGGAACTCCGGTCCTAAAAAAGACCTTGGGGACATGCCCCTCCGATGTCACCTGATGACCCACACTCTCATTGACCTTGCACAAGGATTGAACTGACAATGAGCAGTAACTGTCTTCAGGGGCTGATGTTTGGCTTTCCACAAGGGTGGACGTGTCAGCAACGCCCAAGTCTTCGTCCAAAATCTTCCAACGCACAGGACCCAGCAACTTCTTTGTCGTGGATGGTTCCAGTGCTATGTAGTCCTTGGACACCTGCACATACCTGGCAAGCAGTGCAGAGTACGCCGGGAAAGTGCCCTTCTCAACGTACATGCTCAAATCAGCGGCTTCAACCACCTCCTTGAACAATTTGACCCCACGGTCGAACTCTTCCCTCCCATACAGGAACAACTCCGACACTGCAGAACGGACCGTGTCAATGATCTGTTTCTGTGGTGTTTCCGTAGTACTGGGGACCTGGATCATGACACTCCGCCAGATTGAATCCTTATTCAGAATTGCCACAAAACACTGGAGGTCCTCGGACCACCTAAACCCACGCTGCAGGAAAGTGAATTGGTCGATTGAGATAAACGCCACCGATTCCGTGGACTTGTCCGCCATGGTGTAGATGATGCCCACTTCTGCCAAAGCCCCAACCAGAGCTGTGTGGTTGAACCACTCAACCAAACTGGTGGAACCATTGTCATCCCCGTAGGTGATGAGGCGAACATTCTTCTTAAAGCTCCACACCTCCTCATTTGGATTCAGCCCCCGGTAGCAGTACCGCATGTAGAGGCTGTTGACAATGCAATTGATGATCACGGTCAAAGGGTGCCCTGATGGGTTAGACCCAAAGAACATCATGAGATCACCGTTGTAATTGCAAAAGGCGAAAGCAACATCCTCACCTATCACGAATACGCGCCGGGCGTCCACTTCTGAACCACCCGCGGCAACGATTATGCGAGCGATGAACCGGAAGGCTTCGAGAATGACCAGTGCTCCCATGCTCTTATCAAAAGTTTGAAAGTCCCCACCGATGAAGTTATCAGTCCCGTAGGCGGTGAGGTACTCATACAATCTCTGCCACTCATACGAAGTCGCATTGGTCCCTGGTGCGCACTCAAAAACGTACTTGTGCATCTGCATCACCCTCACAAACGGCAAAAGAGCCATGCGGACACAAATGCTCCATGCGAATGGTCCTCCCATCATGACCCTGGCTTTGCCAGCCTTGACCTTCCGGAGAGGCAAAGCCTCATCCTTTAGGTGCTGCATGAAGATGGGGCAACATCGTATCCCCTCTGACATCTTTGTCCATATCAAGGCCACCTCTTGTTTGATGGTGTCCGAGATCACAACAGGGTGCTGCCACTCACCAAATGCAGGTGCGACACTCATGAACAATCTTTTGCTTTTGTTGTACGGGAAACCAGCGCTGGTGTTGAAGTTCATAGAGTCCACGAACTTCACACCCGGCATACCATTGATTGCAACATCCAGGTTGAAGGGCATCCGCAACTCATCCAACGAATCCCGCGGCAACTCACAGATAACGTCATTGAAAAAGGCATCAGTGCATTCTATCAGCCTCGTGGTGTCGAAAAGATGGGTCTTCATAACCATTGGCTTCAAGGCCAGATGAACAGCCGTATACCCCTTCATGGGTGCAGGTCCATGCTTCTTTTCGAAACCCCTGGCGACGAGGTGGGGCGTCAACAGGGTGTCACAAGCCGTACTCTTGGGTTGCCTCTTGAAACCCTCAAACGAACCAAACACCTGCACGGTGCCCTCCTCGATGAATCGGGCAGTGCACCTAGCACTCACATTGGTGGTGAACGCTTGTTCCCGTAGATCGGGCGCATCACTCTCAATAATGGGTCTACCGAAATGAGCAACG